TTTTATTGAGTTTTGCACAATTTTCGTGACAGATAGCAACGGGTTCTTTAAACGAAGTGTGATTGAAAAATGTACTTGTAAAGAACCAATTAAATTACCTAGTGGAGATGTGCAATTTGAAGCCGCCGTTCGTGGTAATCCAAATGGTAAATATGTTATTGCTGTTGATCCTGCTTCTGAAAGTGATAATTTTGCAATCATCGTATTAGAATTACACCCCGATCATAGACGTATAGTTTATAGTTGGACTACAACCCGCCAAAAATTACGCGACCGACTGAAGAAAACCGGGGATACAAAATCAACCGAGCAAGGTTTTTATAGTTATTGCGCCCGCAAGATAAGAGATCTTTTAAGAGCTTTTCCGTGTTCTCACATCGGAATTGATGCACAGGGCGGCGGTATTGGTATTATTGAAGCCCTACATGATAATGCCTTATTAGAACCCGGCGAATTGCCAATTTGGCCTTACATTAAAGAAGGCGATAATGATGTGTTTTGGTGGGAGGAAAAAAATAAACCCACTGATGGATTAGCCGGTTTACATATTCTTCATGCTATTCAATTTGGTAATTTTCGTTTTACATCTGAAGCCAACCACGGATTAAGACAAGACTTAGAAAATCGTGTATTATTATTTCCGCGTTTTGATTCAGTTTCCATTGGTTTATCTATTGAAGATGATAAGGTTTGTGGCCGCGAATATGATACCCTTGAGGATGCCGTTGTAGAAATAGAAGAATTAAAGGATGAACTTGCCACCATAACCCATACTCAAACTAATACCGGAAAAGACAAATGGGATACCCCCGAAACAAAGGTTGGCATATTAAGTAAAAAGGGCCGATTAAGGAAAGATAGATATTCTGCACTTGTTATTGGTAATTATATTGCTCGTTTAACTAACTTATCTCAAGATACCCCGGAATATCATTGTGTTGGCGGTTATGTTGGTAAAAGCAGATCGAAAGCCGTGGCTGATGGACAATTATATGTAGGTCCACAACATATTATCGGAAAAATGTCTAATATTGGCGGGGTAGGGATTTTAAGAAAATAGTTATTTTTTGGTGTATTTACTATTAGAAAACTTTAATCTAATCATTAATCCAATTAAAGATTATATCAAATGCCAGTATATAATAGAAAACCTTCTCCTTCCGCCTTAAAAGAACGTCGGGCCGATAATTTAGATCCAAATCGGGCGGCAATGGTTACTTATAAAGAAATGGGCGGGGTTGACGGTAAAGCCACAGCCCTTGCGGCATTAGATGCTTGTACTGGTTTACAACTTTCTGAAGGGGCGAGAACTACATGGCAAGATATTGTACCAAACATATCTGTTAGAGATAGTTTTACCCGTAGTGATTACGAATCGTTTAGGCCAGAAGAGTCTATTCCACGTCAAAGTCGGGGTATAATTTCCGCCTGCATGGAAGCATACCGTCGAATAGGTTTAGTTCGCAATGTTATTGACTTAATGGGTGATTTCGGGGCACAAGGTATACAGCTTAATCATCCCAATCCAAAAATACAAAAGTTTTATCGCAAATGGTTTGAAAAGGTTAAAGGAAAAGAAAGATCTGAACGCTTTCTCAATTTATTGTATAGGTGTGCCAACGTGGCTATAAAACGTCGGATGGCAACATTACCACCCGCCGCCCTAAATAATAAATATGACGCTTTAGGAGAAATTGTTAGTGATGGACCATTATCAGAGAAACAAAAAGTAAGTTCGGGCGTGATACCTATCAAGTATACTTTTCTTAACCCGTTATCTCTTCAGCCTTTAGATTCCACATTAGCCAATTTTATAGGTGAGTTGTCGTATGGTATAAAAATACCTTATCAATTACAAAATATTATTAAAAACCCTAAGACGGCAAACCAAAAAAAACTTGTAGCACAACTACCCAAAGATATTGTAGCCGCCGCACGGTCTTCAGATGTATTGCCTTTGGATTCGTCCAAATTAGCTGTATATTTCTACAAGAAGGATGATTGGCAGATATGGGCTGATCCCATGATATATGCTATCCTTAATAGCCTTATCGTGTTAGAGAAAATGCAGATGGCGGATTTAGCCGCCCTTGATGGTGTAATATCACAAATTCGTGTATGGCGTTTAGGACGTTTAAATGATACACATCCCGAAGCAAGTATATTTCCAACTGCCGCTGCTATTCAAAAGTTATCAGATATTTTGTTAAGCAATCCTGGTGGCGGTGCATTTGATATTATATGGGGTCCAGATTTAGAGGTTAAAGATTATACCACTAATGTACATCAATTTTTAGGTAATGCTAAATATGAACCTGTACTAAATACTATATATGCCGGATTAGGAGTTCCGCCCACTTTGACTGGTGCGGCAACTTCGTCGGGATTTACAAACAATTTTATATCTCTTAAAACTCTTGTTCAAAGACTTGAATATGGACGCTCACAATTAAAGGATTTTTGGCAAAACGAAATTGAGTTAGTAAGACAGGCAATGGGGTTTAGAATTGGTGCCACAGTTAGTTTTGACCGCATGATTTTGACTGATGAAGCCGCCGAAAAAGCCCTGGTTATTCAGATGGTTGATCGCAATTTGATGTCTATTGAAGCTGCTCAAGAAAGAATAGGCGAAGATCCAGAATTAGAAAAACTTCGCTTAGTAAGAGAACAGGCAGAGCGTTTAGATGGCACTACAGTAGATAAAGCTGGGCCTTGGTTTAATCCAGAAAAAACATTTGATCTAATAAAAATTGCTTTACAAAGAGGATTTATAACTCCAAAACAATCTGGCATATCTATTGAAGAAGAGTTTGATGAGCCGCCGTTTAATATACAGATGAAGGGTAAAATTACAACCGATAAGAATAAAAATGGTGTATCTGGACAAGGAAGACCAAAAAATAGTAAAGACCAAACAAAACGTAAACAAAGAAAGCCAGAAATTAGAACCACCGCCGATGAAACCGCGTGGTTTATTACAAAAATGACATGGGCAAAACAAGCCCAAAAACATCTTGAAGATATATTAAATCCTGCTATTTTACACATATTTAATAAGAAAAATGCACGACAATTATCCGACGCCGAATCAAAAGAAGGCGAAATAATTAAGTTTGCGGCTTTGGCTCAAATACCCATTTTTTCAACGATTGATGCTAAAATGGTGTATTCTTTAATAAGGGAAGATAAATTGTCAATTCCTGTTGAGTTTAATAATGTCTATCAGGAATTAGTACAATCTTCGGTTGAAAGAATGAATCGACCTTTAACTATGGACGAATGTCGTAATTTACAAATAGCAACCTATTCTATTTTGAGAGATTAAAAAATGGCAGTTATTAAGGTAGAAGTTGATACAGACAAACCGGATATTATGCTTAGTATTGATGGCGAAACAATTGAAGGTGCAACATGGATAACGGTTTCAAAATCATATTATGACGGTGAAGATAAGCCGTATATTTCAATAGATATTCCAAAAAAGATGGATAACGGTTTAATGACTATGATGAGATATTATAGTTCCGGCGAACAACTTGTCAACGCCGCCGTTGCAAAAGACACTACAACCCTAAAGGGGTTTGTTGGTGTAGCCCGCTTAAGCAATGATATTGCAAATTTCTTAAAATAATATGAAAATCTATAAACAAGAAAAAGCGGACGGTTTAGAATCTAAACTTAAAGATCCGGCATATAGTTCTGTAGCATTTAGTTGTCCAATAGAATTAACTGACGAAAATGACCCAAAGGGTTGTATTCAAAAAAGTTTAGCTTCGCTACAATCTCTTGGAACGAATCTAAATCAGGTTGATCTTTTCTATCTAAAGACAATTTTAGTTAGTACCGGAGTTAATAAAAACGACGATATATTTGAACCCGAAGAAGTTTGGAATAGTCGTAAAACCCCCGAAGATAAACCCTTTAATTTAGGGCATAATCCACGCAAAATAATTGGACATATGACCGGCGATTGGGCTGTCGGAGAAGATTATTTACCGCTTGAGGAAGATATTGTCGTCGATGATTTACCTAAAAAATTTCATCTTTTAACAAGTGCGGTAATTTATAAATATCCGGTAGCTAACGATGAAACACTAACCGAAGAGATTGCTTCCTTAATAGAAGGAATCAAAAATGACGAGTGGTATGTTTCAATGGAGTGTTTATTTCCGGCATTTGATTATGGATTTTTCAACTCAAAAGGTGAGATTGAAGAAATCATTCCGCGAAATAAAGACACCGCATTTCATACCAAATATTTGAGGATTTATGGCGGCGAAGGTATGTATGAAGGCCGCAAAATTGGGCGTGTTCTAAGGAATATTACATTTAGCGGGAAGGCGTTGGTAAAAAAACCGGCAAACCCCGATAGTATAATTTTTAACAGTTTTTCTTCAAAATGTGTAAATAATAGTAGAAAGATTAATAATCTTGAAATGGAGAATAAAATGGCTGACGATAATAGCGTTAAATTAGAAAAACGAAATGCTGATCTTGAAAAGGAAATTCTATCCTTGCAAGCACAGCTAAAAGAGATTAATGAGGCTGGTTATAAGTCAAAGATTGAAAATTTGACAGCCTCCATTAATGAGAAAGACGAAGAGATGAAAACTCTCGCCTCAAAAGTGGATGAATTAACTGCTGCTAAAGTAGATCTCGAAAAGAAATTGGCGGAGAACGAAAAATCTCTAACCGTAAAATCAGAAGAGTTGGTTAAGATTCAGTCTGATGTTTTGCGTGGCAACCGCATTACAACTTTGGTAGATAAGGGGGTTGATAAGGCGGAATCTGAAAAAATCGTTGATAAGTTTACCGCCCTTAGTGATGAACAGTTTACCGAAATTGTTGATATGCAGGCGAAACTTGTAGCAAAGGCTGTCGAAACACCTTCTGATAAAAAGGAAGAGAAGGCTGAAGACCCTTCTAAAGACCCCGCTGATAAGGGTGCAAATGCCGAAGTTATCGACAAAGCTAAAAAAGAAGAAGAAATTGATACAAGCGTTGCGTCGGAAGATGTTAAAACTGAAACTTGTGTAGCACTTGCGTCGTTTTTTGAAAATATGCTTTCTACTAACAAAAAAGAATAATTTTAATAAATTTGGAGATATAAATTATGGCTCTAAAAGGTGATATGAAAGTCGTGAACGATGACATCAGCTTCTTCTTGAATGAAGTAGCGGAACGCGGTGGTGTGGTTTGTATTTCAACCGCCGGTTCTGGCGTAGCATTAGATCAATCTAAAGCTCTTGTAACCTACAAGGCGAATCCTTCCGGTTGTGTGCCGGTTGGCGTTTTGCTCAATGATATGGTAGATATAGATCAATCTAAATATCAGATTAATATTTATAAAGACGAAGTTCAAAAGGGTGGCAAAGTAACTCTTTTAACTAATGGATGGGTTGTAACCAATAAGATTGAGGCTGGTTCAACTCCTACCGCTGGGGCTAATGCGTATCTAAGTAATAGTGGTTTGGTAACTGCAACTAGTCTTGGTGCTGCCGCAACACCTTTGGTTGGCAGATTTTATTCCACAAAAGACGAAGATGG